TCCAGAGCAGACAACCTGCGTACTTTATGTAAGAAACTTTGAGCATCTACCAAGCCTCGACGCTTCGCAGTCTCCTCAAGCATCTCGATATTAAGTTTACTTGTACTAAAACCATGATTAGCTACCCAACCCGCAGCAGGAGCCGTAAATTTTAAACCTGCTATTTTTTTACTAGGAACATATACTATTCCTGTACGATCACACACTCTACAAATTCTTTTAGCCTTTCCTGTCGTACCATCTTTTTTGATAACTAGATTATAACCCTTACCAAAACAATCTTTACACTGTATTGCAGTGGTTCGGTAAACAAGTTCTGAATTGGCCTTAACTGCTAAATCAAAGTCTTGCTTCTTCATATATTTAGAAAAGTTCTCTGACCATGTAGTTTTATCTAAAGGCTTTCTACTATAAATAACCATACTTAGTTGCTCTGGTGATGCCAAATTCACGGGAGTATCCCCCATCAATTGATGAACCTGTTCATCCAATTCCCTTTTAATGGTGCTTTGCTCTGTCTTAAACTCTGAGCGCACCTCTGCTAAAGTATTTCTATCTACAGAAAATCCTCTACAATATATTTTCGCTAGCAATACACATAAATTATTAGTTAACTCTATAATGTGCTGTAACGTAGAGTATTCGTCGCTAAACATTTTAGCTCTTAACTGATTAGAAAGTTCTTGTGTAGCTTTAACATCGGCTAAACAATACTCTAGTAAAGTATCTCCATCTATTTCATCTACAGGGACACCCTTTTTAAAACTTTCTTTAACAGTAGTTAGTTTCTGGTTTTCTAGCTCGTACCTTTCAGCGATGGCTTCAAGTGACAGTGGTTCTTTAATTGATCGTTGAAATAAATATTCAACTAGCATGGTATCAAAAACAGCCCCTTCATAATTGAAGCCTGTCTCCCACAACCAAGCTAGCTCGTGTTGAGCATTATGACAAATCAACACAGTTGCTTCATTCAACAACTCTTGTAATGCTTCTTTAGCATTATTTGTTTTGTGAGTAGAATGGTAAAACCAAAAAGAATACTCATCTCCTTTGTCCGTCTTCGCACATACTAAAACTAATTCATTTCCCTCAGTAAATGGATCAAGCAGTAATTTACCAGAAGGTAATCTAGATACTGTATTTTCTATATCTAAAGTTAATTTCATTTCATTTTCCTATGCGCTATACGTTGCTGTCTCAGGATCAAGCATAGTAATAACTCGCCCGTGCTTGCCTGTCAACTTATTCTTTAACACAAGCCAATGTCTCTCAGGACTTTCTTCTTCCTGTTGTCCTTCCACCATAGGAGTTTTAGTTATACAAAATAATACATCTGCTTCGCTTGCTTTACCTGTCCTACTACCTTCCAACATGCTCATATTGACAAAGACTTTTCCCTCTGCTTCAGCAGATAGTTGAGACATAGCAAATAGAACACAGTTATATTGCTTGGCTATAAGTCTAAAGCGAATGTATGTTGCCTTGAGTTGTTCGTGATGGGCTGTGTACCTACCTTCAGGATTAAATTTATCTGCCATGTCCGCAATAACAACGTCAGGTTCATACGCCTTTATAGCACGTTCTACACGATCTAAGTCCCAACCTGTGGCATCAGTAATTTTTAAGTTATCTTTAATGGGAGCAAATAATTTTTCTGCTTGATGCCTATTTTTAATAATCTTTTTTATGTTCATACCACAGGCGGCAGTCAGATACCTAGAAGATACTCTACTGGTATCTTCTTCATTAGCAAGAACCATAACCTTTGCGCCCTGATGAGCAAAGCCTCCGGGTCCAGCACAGAGGTAGGCATGGCTACTAGTCTTTCCTGTGTTTGGTCTAGCAGCACCAACTATAATCTGCCCTGCATTAACGCCCGGAACCAACTGAGCTACCGTAGGTATATTAAACTTCCACTTAAACTGAAGATCATTTTTTTCCAACAGAGAATCTATGTCCATATTTTCAAAGTATACTTTCAGTGCTGGCATGAAGTCCTCCTCACGTTGGTCAACAAACTGCACTATTTTATGTAGAGAAGTAACTTCTCCATTAGACATTTTAAATGCAATATCCATTAATTCATTAGCAGCATCTTCTCTATTTAATTCTCTCAATACGTTCTGTGCTACATCTTCATTGAGAGGATCAGCATTAGCAATTTTAAGAAAGATACTTCTATAAATATCTTTCTGTGTAGTAGTTAGTGTAGTATTTTGAGTAAAGAATAATGCTTCGACATCTGACGGACCAATGTCATTTTCATAATCTGACATGGCCTCATCTAAAATGTGTTTAATACTACGAGTTTCTTTGCTTCTAAATATTCTTTCCTTTGCTATGTTTTTATTTCCATCATAAAATTCTCTATTCATAAGTGTGCGTAATAGTGCTAATTCCATTTATTTCTCCTATTAAATTTGTAATGTCTTTCTTTCTTCTGTACTTTATATCATCCTCTAATTTCATAGAGCGAATTGTTTTTGAGTGCAGAAAACTTCTCAACTTCCTTGTAAAATCAAATGTCTTTTGTACTGCATCAGGATCAAGGGCAACAATAACTGTGTGATAATCCTGTAATTGCGTAACATGTGAAGGTAAAAGACTTGTACCCATAAGAGCAAAGCCAGTAAAAGCATGGTCAATGGTAGGAACTACCGCAGCAGATATACAATCTTCCACTACAACAGCCGTGTCTCCTGCCCCTAGTGTATAGGCATAGCCACTATTTCCATATCTTTTCCATTTAGGATTTTGTTTTTTATTTAATGCCCTGCCTGTAGCGTCTACTATTCTGCCATCATGCACAACAGGAAACACTATTCTATTTTCTTTAACATCGTATAAAAGAGAAGTACTATCTATGTTATACTGCTCAGACCACAAAGTAATTTGTTCTCTGTTCGACACGATGTAATTCGGTAGTACAAAGTCTTCTACTTTAGTCACTCGATTTTTATTTTTAGATAGAGCATCGTTAACAGTGTACTGGTATCGAGAATTTCCTCGTAAACTACACCCTGCTTTATAGCAGTTATAAAGAATATTTTCATTGGTTTTAATAGCAGTAAAAGTATTCTTTCCATTACATAATGGGCAATCTCCTCTATACCGTTCTTCCATTTTTAAATCTAACGATTTAATGTAGTAATGTATATTCATGCCTTACCTGTATGAGTAATGAAGCACTATTCCTATAAAGTATATACCAAATATAACAGCATTCAATGTGATCAAGGCACGATCAAACCAAAGCATCCCTACAATAAACCAAAGTGCTGTGCCTGTCAACATGAAGTAAAAATTGATGGGAACTATCTCAAGAGAATTGAAAGTTGCGCCAAGCAAGATTACTATTGTGGCTATCCATTTTAAATACCAACTCGGTCCATGAGCAGGTGTTACTTTAGGCCGCTTCATTGTGTCATTCATTACATTAGTCCTTCTTAAATCTATCTGTTAACATTTCTTCGGTTGTCCTAAGACTGCTCTTAAAACTTTCCCACTCATCCTCTTCTAAATTAAACTGTCTTTTTTCTGCTGCATTCCGAGCTTGCTCAGTGCTTATGCATACATAAGGCATTAAACTTTCTCTACTTTTATGCCCACTGTATGCCATAATCTCTGTATCTGTCGCTCCTTTATTAGCAAGATCAGTGAGCACTGTTCTCCGTATGTCTCTGAGTTGTAACCGAGAAGGCAAGCCAGCAGCTTTTTTTATTCTGTTAAAAGCATTAGAGATAGCATACTCTGTATAGGGTTGCATATTAAATGGATGTGGAACTACCCACTCTTGAAAGTCATAGACTTTCTTTTGTTCTGTAAGCATGTTAACTAAAGCATCTGACATGGGTATTCCCGGTATTCTTTCGTTTGTTTTTTGTATTACTTCACGCATGTAAAGTTTATCTACTAAGTCATAGTTATCCCACGTAGATGATTTAATGTCGTTAATGCGCTGGCCTAATTCAACATTAATTCGTACTAGTAGTCCAATGTTTCTCCACTTGGGAACACTAAAGGCTGTCTTTAAAAACATAGTAAAGTCTTCTGTTCTCCATATTGTATTTCTGGGTGGAGGTTTACTTCTCTCAACAAAAGACCAAGGGTTTTTATCTAACATGTCATATTTCATAAGCACATTCCATGCACGAGTGACGACTTGTAGAGTGTAGTTAGCAAAGCGTTGCCCATCTCCACCTCGTGCATCATTTATCACTGCCCAATAAATGTGCTGACAGTTAGCTACTGATAACTCACTGACTTGCATATCTCCCACAGTATTTTTATGCCACTTTATTTCTGTGTCACATAGTCTTTGTAATTGATATGCATATTGTTGTCGAGTTTTATCAGAACGTATCTTAACACCAAACTCTGGTTCACCAAG